TGAAAACTATACGTCCAAAGCCGATCTGAAAAATATGTTCGATGGCTTTGAAAAAAGATTTGATGAGAAATTTTCAATGGTTGTGAAACTGGCCGATAACAAAAACCAGCAATTACCCGGGAGATAAGAAAATGAACGAACCGATTGTCATGAAAATCAATGGTGAGGCCGTGAGCTTCAACGTCACCAATGACGCGCATGAACGCCTGATCAATGAAATGCAGCCAACCAACAAAGTCGGCCCGATGCACAACTTTTTAATCCGGAGCGTGGCAAAAGAATCGAAAGAGACCCTTGCCCCTTTCCTGCAGAACCCATCGTCTGTCATGGCTATTACCGAACATCTCATTGAGAAGTTCGTGCCCAAACTGAAGATAACAATGGGGGAGTAGAAAGGGTGGCGGAGGGTATTGAAAGAAATGCCCTGTCTCAAATGGCGGTGTACTCCCGCAAATGGTTTCCCGGACGTGAAGTGACAACCAGGTCCATGGGAGAGGCCGTTTTTCTGGAAAAAGATTTTTGGGACAAACAGAGAATAGCAATTCAGAGCGGTATTTCCATGGCGTTTAAAGGGTAGAACAGATGTCAATGCTTCAAAAATTGATGTTTTCGATTGGGCTGCTGGACAAAGTTTCCGGCCCTGCAGGTCGAATTCAAAAGACCCTGGGGAATGTTGCAGGTAAAGCCACGGAAAGTTTTGCCAAAATTGCCGGAGGCGCTGCAGGCGTTGCCGCTGCCGGATATTCTCTTCACTCTCTTGCCACCCCCGCGCATGATTTAAACCTGGCTATCGGTGAGGTGCGAAGTCTGGACGTGGCGCAGAGCAGCCTTGATGCACTCTCTAACGCTGCTATCAATTTTTCCGTTCGATATGGGGAATCAGCCAGTAGTTTTGTTTCGTCCTCCTATGATATCCAGTCGGCTATCGCCGGGCTGGCAGGCAATGAGCTGGCCACGTTTACCACGGCCTCCGGCATTTTGGCCAAGGGTACCAAGTCCGATGCAGCCACTATCACCAATTACATGGGCACCATGTACGGCATTTTCAAAAATTCTGCCGATTCCATGGGCAAGTCCCAGTGGGTTGAGCAGCTCACCGGACAGACGGCAACGGCGGTTCAGATGTTCAAGACCACCGGTGTTGAAATGGCTGAAGCTTTCAGCAGCATCGGAGCGGACGCTACTGCGGCGGGAATAGCCCAGTCGGAACAAATGGCGATACTCGGCACGCTGCAGGCGACCATGACAGGATCTGAGGCGGGTACAAAATACAGGGCGTTTCTGACTGGTATCGGCGAAGCCCAGGCTAAACTTGGTTTGAAGTTTACCGATTCGAGTGGGCGGATGCTTGGCATGGTCGATATTTTGGGCAAGCTGCAGGGTAAATTCGGCAGCACCTTTGATGTTGCTGAATCCGACGCCCTGAAAAAAGCCTTTGGTTCCGATGAAGCGGTCGGCATGATCAAGCTGTTGATGGCCGATACAGATGGCCTGGCCAAATCAATTGACGCAATCGGCAAGGTAACCGGGATGGATAAGGCCAAGGCTATGGCTAAATCCATGGTGGATCCTTTCCAGCGCTGGAGCCAGGGTATCAATGCTGTCAAGATCGGCCTGGGGCAAGCATTGCTGCCGGTCCTTTATCCCCTTGCCGAGAAAATGGCGGAAGGTGCCGGTTGGATCTACAACTGGACACAACGGTTTCCGGTCCTCACCAAATATATCGGCTATGGCGTGATAGGCGTCACCGCCCTGGTGGCCATCTTTTCAATATTTGCCATTGTCTGCGGGATGGCAAGCATGGTTGCCGGAGGCTTTGGGCTGGTTATGGCAGTTATCACCAGTCCTATCACCGGGATAATTCTTTTGATTGGTGCTCTTGTCGCCGGTGTTGCTGCTGTAATTCTCTATTGGGATGACCTTAAAGCCGCCTTCCTCGACACGTCGTGGGGGCAGGCCATCATGGAGTGGATAGACAAAATTTTAGTCAAATTCAAATCCCTTGGCGGTGCTTTCGATTGGATAGGCGACAAGATGTCGTGGATTCCCGGTATCGGTGAAGATGAGAAAACAGAAGTGCCAAGTACCTCGCCCAGGCTTGCTGCCTCGCACAAGGCGGAGGTTTTGCCAGGTGGCGCTTCCAAATCTATTGCCACCGCCGTGAACAACAACAGCAAGTCGGAATCCAGGTCTGTCAATATCGGCTCGGTCACCACCAGTCGTCCGCTGAACAGCCAGGAAATAAACAATATGGCAATGATGGCGGGGGCATGATGGAGCAATATTTCGATCTCCTCATAACGGATGACGATCTGACCCCGGACGATGCGCAGAACCCTGTCATCATCTCCGACCGGGACGTGATCGCACAGGATCTGGTTCATATGATCCGCGAGTCCGGCTACCTTCCGCCATTGGTCGGCAACCGGAACAGGGATCTTTCCGAGCGGACAAAAGTAGAAATCACCATCGCCGTAGATAACGATTACCGGATAGTTCCGGGTTCCGCGTATATCGATGAGCCGGAAGCCGGGACCTTTTACCTTGTTGCGGATACTATTGATTTCGGGCCTGTGCAAATTTTCCTGGGGGTTTAAATGGCTGATTCGGTTTACAAAAAAATGGTTATAGCTGCAGGTATCCCGGCTACTCAGGCGGAGATGCAGGTAAAGTGGGATGCGCTGAACGCGGCGGAGAATGTTAAAATTGCCAACGACTCGAACTGGTCCCCCTTCTGGCGATTAATCTCGGCGATTGTCACAACCCCGGCGCAGTGGCTGGTCGATCTGCTTATCAACTACGCCCTGCCCAATGCCTTTTTGCGGGATGCCACGGGCTCGTGGCTGGAGCTGCTGGCCTGGGCTGTGAATGTTGAACGAAAGGTTGCCACAAAGACCACCGGGCAGATCCTTGTCACCAAGGAAAATGCGGCTGATGAGACCGTTATTCCGGCAGGGTTGTTTGTTTCGACCAACCCTATAAACGGGGTGGTTTACCGGGTCGTGACAACTGGGCAGAGCATATTGCCGAGTGGAGTTTTGTCGGCGCTGGTTCCCGTTGAGGCGGAGGTTGCCGGGGCTGGTTATAACCTCGGTCCTGGGTATTTTTCCGTTTTACTGGAGCAGATTGACGGGGTTTTATCTGTATCCAATGAGGCTGACTGGATACTCGTTGCCGGGGCGGATGCAGAATCCGATGCATCGCTCAGGCTTCGTTGCCGTAATCAATTTTCCGCAGTGGGGCAATATCATCATGATGCCGCATATCGCGCTGATATTTCATTATTTGCCGGGATTCAGACCGATTATGTTTGGTTTGAGCACGGCGCGCCCAGGGGGGCGGGATCTGCCAACGCCTATATCATGATTGATAGCGGGGCACCGTCTCAGGACTTTGTTGATTCGATAAACGACTATATCACAACGCAGGGCAACCACGGCCATGGGGATGACCTGCTGTGCATGCCAATACCGCTGACACCGTATGCGCTGGTTGCCACTGTTTATTACGACAGCTTCCTGGCGGCGGATCGGCAGGCGACCCTGCAGGCGGAAGTAACCAATATCATCCGCTATGCCTTCCGGGAAAATCAAAATTATACAGGTATAACAAGGACAATGCCCTTTGCCAGGCTGAGTTTTTCGAAACTCTCGGATGAATTGCATGATTTGTTACCGGACCTCAAAAGTATTGCCTTTTCCCTGCCGGATATCGTTTCGGCCATGGAGCTGGCGACGCTTGAATCTCTCGCCGTCACTCTTGAGGTTGCGTAGATGAGTGATCCGGTTTTACCAAAACTCTTGTTGCCTGCCTGGATGAGCCGGGGGGAAGTTGGCAAGATCGCGGCTGCAGCTTACGCCTGGTTTTCCCTGTTGGTTGACTATGCCTTGTGGCCCCTGCAGCAACTCGACCCCATGACCTGCACTGAGCAGTGTTTAAACCTTGTGGCCTGGCAACGGGATATCACCCGTTTTCCGCAAGAGCCGCTTGCTCTGTACCGGTTACGAGTGACACATGCCTATGCCAATGCCGTTGATTCGGGCAGCGTGGCGGGATTCAAGCAGATCTTTCAGCGCCTCGGTATCGGCTATATCGAGATAGAGGAACGCATGGACGGTCTTGACTGGGATGTCATCAATATCACCATGTCCGACACCCAACTTGCCGAAAACGAAAGCCTGCTGGAAGTATTGATCCAGCATTACGGCAGGACCTGCAGGCGGTATGGCTGGAACATTATCACGCCTATACCTGTGGAAATTCTGGTTGTCGAATTTTCCAATGAAACAATTACCTCACTGGCAATTTTGGAGGAATAACGAGAATGAGTAGTGCCATTACCATAGCCGGACAAACAAAGATAAACCAACTGCGTGGGGCGGAATTGCCGCTGATAATCGATAGGATGGTTCTGGCCTTGATACCGGGGCTTGACCCTACGCTTGCGGTGGACAGATCACAACAGATGCCGGAGCCTGGAAATATTGTCCATACGGCAATTATCGACTCTGCTCATAAAGGATATGTTGACCCGAACCAGGTCGTTTACTCAATCGTTCTCGGCTCGGATGTCGGTGATTTTTCTTTTAACTGGATTGGGCTGATAGAGGCGGCAACAGATACCGTTATAGCAATCACCACTACTCCGGAGACGCCGAAGCGCAAAACCAATCTGGCCAATAACACAACAGGCAACAACATCACCAGGAACTTTATGATTCAGTTCCTGGATGCGCAAAATCTTACCGGTGTGACGGTTGCGGCTGAGACCTGGCAGTTTGATTACCTGGCCGAGTTCTCGGACCATGAGGCGCTTGTAGTTGATCCGGCACAGGCCGGAACTGCCGGCAAACATGTTACCAATAGTCAGGCTAAAGCATGGCAGGATCACGTAGCCTCACCCCACTATTTTTCCCCTGTTGGAGTAATCATGCCGTTTATCGGCGGTTATTTCACTAACGGCAATAATGGCGGGTTTGTCAGCATCCTGGGTAATACGGTAGCTGCAGTTAACAGCGTGATTAGCGCGGAGGGTTATCGCGTCTGTGATGGTTCCACTTTTAGTGATCCACGGAGCCCCATTTTTAATGTTGCCGGGAGATACCTGCCCAATCTTACCGACGATAGATTTCTAATGGGGGATACTGCCGCAGGGCTTTCAGGTGGAGACAATGCTATGGAGCACGCCCACACCATGGCCCATACGCATACCATTGCACATACCCATACCACGGCGTCTTTAACGTTGACTGAAGCACAGATGCCTTACCATGCACACGTTGTTAACGGTGGTGGTGTTACTGGTGGCGGTTCTTCCTATTTTGGTTTTTGGCAAACCTACTTAAGCCAAGTCGTCACAAGCTATGCCGGAGGTAACCAAGCTCATAACCATG